GTCTACCTTCTCTCGTTCGGGATGGTTAGTCCCTACATATTATGCCTATACATCACGCTACAGGCATTCGTGTACACTTTCCGAACCGTACAGCCTTGATACCCTCTAATTACAAAGGGGTCACAAGGTCCTTCTGCTGACATTCCGCTATAAGTGGAATATGCCGGCATAAGGATGTCGCCGTCTAGGGGTTGCAAATCCCTCTTCGGCTGCAGTGCATATGTACGAAAGTATCCCGTTTCCCAACCACATCTCCTATGCTCGCGAGGTACCTGCAGAACCCAAGATCCGACCAGATGGCCGTCTCCGAATCCATTAGGCCCCCACAAACGGAGTTTGCGACTAGTCCATCTAAGACAAAGTTCGGCAATAAGCCGTTCTCCCCTTCGCATGGCCCAGTTGTGGAAAGAATAGAGAACTTGATCACTCAACTCCTTACGGAGGTAGAATGGTCTAAGGTCATGACCAACGAAGTAGTCCGCACCGCACGACTCCCGAAAGGAACCGTGACAGAAGGACTTCTGCAGGTTTACATCAAACCCGCAATAGTTAAGGACTTTCACTGCCAAATCATAGCAGTTAGTGGGAATAACAAGGTCATCCCCATAAACCCCTAGAAGGGGGTTCGATCCTTTATCTATTTCGCCTATTTGTTTCATATAGGAAATTACACCACTCATCAAACCAAAGAACACAAGGCTCTCTAGCTCAAAAGTGTAACCATTCCCCATAGAGGAAAACTTCTCGAGATCGAGAAGAACACCCTCGCATTCAACCTGACCCGTCCGGCAGTTAGCCAGAGCGGATGCCCAAGGAAAGGGCAAAAGGTTTAGTACGAGGCCAATGCTGACGGTATCTGAAGCTGACTTCAAATCAATAGTGGCAAGGTTCCCTTGCAGACTACCGACTCGAGCCAATTCCTGGTTCCGAGCCTGGTCAAATAGATCAATCCCGAACTTTCTCAACCTTCTTTTGATCACCGATCCGTAGCCCTTTTGCAAGAGGCTATTGAGAACCGGCTCAATACAGATAGGTCGAAAAGTCTTCGAGTTTTTTGGCACGAAGTGTAGTTTGCCAACAGAGATATCCACTGGAACTGTAACCGAATCCCCATCCGGGGCCGGTTTTCCTACGTGAGATACCCATAGAGGAAGCTCTGCTAAGAGTTCACTCACAGTTGGTAAGAGCTCTTCGCTACACGCCATTCTGGTCGACAGCTTACGACGAGCGTTAGCATGCCTCCCTTTGACGTTAGTTGTCGCTCCTGGCCCAAAGAAGAGGTCCAGAGTCTCGAGCGTTGGACAATCGCCAAGGACTTCCGCTATTTTTCGTTGAGCGTAGTGTAATACTGCGCTAACGTCCCTTTCGGGACACGGAAGCTCCAGACGATCGTTCGTGGCTCGACACCTCTCCTCAGCAGCAATGAAGGCTTCAACCGCCGCTCTTTTCTTGTTATACCCTAGATCGAGAAACTCTTGCTTTTCAACAAGAGCCACGATTTGACGGGCGTAACAGTAATCGGAGTAGCAGTAGCCTCTATCGTAGTCGAATTTAAACTCGACTAGTCCTCGAAAATCTTCTACCTGCATCAGGGTGTTTAGCTCCTGACATAGGGGACCTCCGAGGTCTGCAACGGCCTGAGACATTTGTTTCATGAACAGCACATGCTGTCCAATCGACCGGGTGCTCACCCATTGATTATACTTATGGGTCCAAGACATATCGTCTCCTTATGACGTTGTGTAAAGGGGGAAAGCTCCCCCTAAACTTGGTTGGAATTGCGTGCTAGTTAGGCACGACGAGATTGGTAAACAACTGCGGCGTAAACGCCACAGAATTCTTCCAGGCGTCGCCTGCGGCCGTATTGGCAAGAGTGCCAGTAGCAGTCGTAGACGTAGCGCCTTGGACGATCCCAATCGCCATCTTCAGGGCGTTAGCTCGATCAGCGATCGTGCTACGAGGACTGACGAACATCGTAATGATGGCCGTAGTCACGTAAGCGATTTGCTGAGGGGCAACGTAACCTGTCGCGGCTCCAGAAGCACCGAGAGTCTCCATAACGGGGACTTCTAACTTCGCAGTAATCTTCCAGTCGCCCGACTTAACCTGTTCCACAGACTGCCACAAACGCGGCTGCCCCGCAAGGGGAAGAGCCGCATCATTGGCGCGCCAGTTGGGAATGGGTGTATCGGATACGGGTAGAAGAGTCCACTCTTTGGGAGTGGCTGCGTCATCTTTGACAAGAACGTTTGTCATTGCAGGCATATAAGCCTTCCTTTTGGATTTTCGTAAATGAAGTTTAAAAGGGAATATCCAGAAAACGTAATCCTCTTTCGAGGGAATTCTGGAATAGGGCATGATGGCATAATGACACCGCGTTAGCGATGCGCTTAGGCGACATGGCATCGATAGGTGACACGAAAGTAGGTCTCTGGGTCGTAAGACCCGTTGATGCTACTCTGTCCAACTTAATCGAGAGTCCTCGTCTGATTGCCCCTCCAAAGTAAAGCTTATAGGCCGGATCAAGAAGCGCTGTGTAGCGCGACTCAGTCCGACTATAAGTTGTGGAGAGGAATCTACCTTTGAGATGCGGAATAACCGCCAAATTCTCTAGGTACGTACCGATTGGCAAAAACCAATCGAGTACAAAGCTGTATGGCATAATTTCCCACACAACCGACAAGGGGTCTAGAAGGCCGAGACTTCGGCTAGCTGAAAGTTCTTCTTCCAACTCACAAACGATTTTCTTTATAACCGTTGTGTTCCCCGCGCTTGTATAGATACTAGGTGAAGCACTCCCATTATAGGGGCGCCCAACTTTCTCTACAGCAACAATCCGAGCGGATCTTCCCTGCGAGATACTCTCGAAAGCCTTAGCGGCCTCGAAAGCATCACTAACAGAGGGTAACCACCCGTATTGCATTTCCAACCAGCGTCCACTCACATCCGTTGATTTCAACGGCCGTGGGTTTCCGCCAACCCCTAGTTCTCTAGCTGCTTGGGCAAGATGCCCATGCTTCAGATGTACTAAGGAACGCCCGAGGGTACGGAGTGTCGAAGTGACCATCCCGACTAGCTGTCGGGACTGAGCAAGATTTACCGCGAGATTGAACTCGTGGCCCTTGATCTTCTTCACAAGCTTAGACTGCAACCGCATTTCATCGGAAGCAGACCAAACATAGGCGGTACCACTTAAGGTACTAACCGCACTAGAAGCCGAACCGTATTGGTCCGACTCCTGCACGTGGAGTAACGTATAGTTATTCCACTTATCGCGGCCGTCTGATAAGTAGTGTCCATCAGCACCGGACCAGTTCCTAACAAGACCAAAGTCTTTTGTAGGATACATTCCGGGGATGTTCTTACTTCCCGTTGTCATGTCAACCTCGAAGGAGGCTTCTTAATCTTAGGGGAACGGATCCCTTTATTGACGTCAGAATAGTAATCGATTTCGAATGAAAACGGGATTAACTCCCATTTTGCACAAACACGCCGAGCTTCCTCATCGCCACCGTATCGATCGTGTAGCTTGATCCAACACGCAATAAAGCGTGTGGTCAATAACACTACCTCGATAAACACTGTGGCTAACAGGATCTTTGTGTTCATGTGATTCGACTCCGTTACTATGATAGTGCTCCACCTGGAAAGGGGAACAGTGAACTGACAAGTTCACGATAAGCGCCGCAT